AAACATTCTGTTACTGTTTGTGCCATTCTATTCTCCTTTTAGAGCTTTTAGCTCTTGTTGTAATTCGCCTACTTGAGTAGACAGTTCTTGGACTGCTTTGATTAACGGATGGACAAACATTTCTTGAGAGATTCTTTGTGAGCCATCTTCATCTTCTAGCCAACCACCAAAAGTATCTACGCCTTCTATATCAAGTGCTGCTTTTACTTCTTGAGCTATCATTCCGTGTAATCTTGTATCGGTATCCATGTCATTTTTAGTTTCAGAATAATCGTTGTAATGTTTAGGAAACTCACTATTAGGTCTCCAGTTAAATTTAACAGTTCTTAAATTATTTATAAAACTTAATCCTAAAGAATCGTCTTCTATATTGGTCTTTTTATTTACATCTGAACTTCTACTAAAAGAAGCATTAGTTGTAAATACATTAGTAACAACATTACTAGGTTTACCAAAACTAAAATTATTATCTCCACCAGCTGATATATCAACACCAATACATATTTGATTGACACCATCACCAGAATTAACCTCTGATTGATAACCAACCATAATATTACTGCTACCTGTAGAAATAGAATCACCTGCATCATGTCCAATTAAAGTATTATCGTTACCCGATGTTACTGCTACTCCAGCATCAGCACCTAAAAATGTGTTACCAGCTCCTGTACATACTATTCCTGCTGAATCACCCACAGCTGTGTTTTTAGCTTGGTCAACTACTGCTGCTAAAGCATTTTTACCAACGGCTGTATTGTTTGAACCTGTAGTATTTAATGTTAAAGCAAATTTGCCAACTGCTACATTGTCACTTGCTGTGGTATTTGCTTCTAGGGCATCTTTACCAACTGCTACGTTTCCTGTGCCTGTAGTGTGACCTTTTAAAGCTCCTTTACCAATAGCTGTGTTATCTCCACCTGTAGTAATTGCAGTTCCAGCTTCTTTACCTACGAGTGTACAACCAGCAGCAGTTGTTATAGCATCACCTGCTAAGGCACCAATAATAGTGGCATCTGTACCTGTGGTTACTGATGCACCTGCGTTAAATCCAACTGCTGTATTAAACATATCAGTGGCACTAGAAGGGTTTTGGTCGCTTAAAGAACCTGTACCAACCGCTACACACTTGCTTCCTGCAACATTAATAGTTAAAGATTCAAAGCCTATAGAAGTATTACTAGCACCTGTAGTATTAGCATCTAGAGCTGTAGCACCCATAGCAACATTTTTTGTACCTGTAGTGTTTGTTAATAAAGCAGCAGAACCTACTGCTGTATTGCTTGCACCCGTAGTGTTTGCGTTTAAAGCGTCTTTACCGACAGCTGTATTCCCTGCTGCTGTAGTATTATTTGCAAGAGAACTTTGTCCAAATGCTGTGTTACCCGCACCTGTAGTGTTATCTTCTAAAGCACTTCTACCAACTGCTGTATTATTATCTGCTGTGGTTATAGAAGTACCTGCAAGATAACCTATTAAAGTATTTCCATCACCTGTAGTAATTGTGTCTCCAGCAAAAGAACCAATACCAATATTAAAAGATGCTGTTGTTACATCGTTAAGTGCATCATGTCCCAGAGCAATATTATCATTTCCTGTAGTCTTAGTTTCTAAAGTACCACTACCTATTGCTGTGTTTCTATCTCCTGTAGTGTTATTGTTTAAAGCCCTTTCGCCAACTGCTGTGTTGCTAGAACCTGTAGTGTTTGATTGTAAAGCTTTAAATCCAAATGCTGTACCGTTCTCTGCTGTGGTGTTTAATGTTAAAGCACTTTCGCCAACTGCTGTGTTACCAGCACCTGTAGTATTTGCTCCCAAGGCAAGATTACCAACAGATGTATTGTTACTTCCAGTTGTAGTTGCGTCTTGCGACCTAAAACCTATAGCAGTATTACTTGCTCCTGTGCTATTTGAAAGTAGTGCTTCAAAGCCAACTGCTGTGTTGTTAGATGCTGTGTTAAGATTTAATGCTGCATAACCGATTGCAGTATTGTATTGTCCAGTTGTATTGGTCTTTAAAGCAAAACCACCTAGAATTGTGTTGCGAATACCAGTGGTTATTGCTAACCCTGCGTTATAACCTACACCAATATTATATGTATCAACATTGCCTGAAGGATTCATGTTTTGTAATGCTTGTTCACCAACAGCTACGTTTCTGTCTCCAGCAACATTAGTTTTCATAGCATCTGTACCGATAGCTACGTTAGTATTACCTGTAGTGTTTGCTTTTAAAGTATTTACACCAATGGCTACATTATTACCTGCTGTGGTGTTTGCTGATAAAGCATCCTTACCAATAGCAACATTTTCATTTCCAGTAGTGTTTGCGTCTAAAGCTTGAAATCCAACGGCAACATTACTAGTACCTGTAGTGTTTGCTTCTAAAGCTGCAAAACCTATAGCTGTATTTGCAGCAGCAGTAGTATTTAAATTTAAAGCATTTCTACCTATTGCTGTATTATGATTACCTGTAGTGTTTGTTGCAAGTGCTTGATAACCAAATGCAGAGTTACCTCCACCAGTAGTTAATTTTGTTGATGCTAAATAACCAGCACTTGTATTTTCATCACCAGTTGTTAAGTCATCAAAAACTTCCCAACCTAAACCTGTATTATAATTAGCAGCATTTAAAGTACCTGTACCACCATCATTACTAATAAGAATACCATTAGAGAAGTTAGTAATATTAGAAATAATACCTACGCCATTGATTGTACTGTTAAAAGTAGCTGCTCCTGCTGCTGACATATCAAGGGTGAGGGCTGTAATTGCTGAACCACCGTCATTTCCTTGAAACAGTATATCTCCGTCACTTATTGAAGATTTAAGAAAAAGGCTGTTAGACGCTTTACCAACAAGTCCATACTCTGTACCACCATCAAAAAAGAAAGTTCTTCCATCTGAATCAGCATCAAGAATTATACTTCCTGCTACGTCTAGTGTTAAATCACCACTTGATAAATCTATTTGGGTACCATCTATTGTAATGTTATCTACTACTACACCTGCGTTGGCTGTTACAACACCTGCAACCGCTAGAGTGCTTGCCATATCAACAGCACCATCAATGTCCACAACATCAAGGTTAGTAGTACCGTCTACGTCTATGTCTCCTGAGATGTCTAGGCTTGTACCTGTTAATACACCTGCAACAGTAAGCGTTGTAGCCATATTCACAGCGCCGTCAATGTCAACGACATCAAGGTTAGTAGTTCCGTCTACGTCTAAGTCACCGTCAAAGTCTACGTTACCTGTAACTATTAACGTAGTTGCCATGTTCACAGCACCATCAATATCAACGACATCTAGGTTAGTAGTACCATCTACATCTACGTTACCGGAGATATCAAGGCTTGTGCCTGTTAATACACCTGTAACAGTAAGGGTAGAGGCCATATCCACAGCACCGTCAATGTCAACGACATCTAGGTTAGTAACACCATCAATATCAACGTTGCCAGATATGTCTAAGCTTGTACCTGTTAATACACCTGTAACACCTAGTGTACCTGCTACGGTTGCATTAACATCTACATCAAGCGTGTCAATATGAGCTGTACCATCTAAATAAAGGTCACGCCACTCTTGTCCAGAGCTTCCAAGGTCAAAAGCACTATCAGTATTAGGAATAATATTACTGTTTACATCAGCACCAAATACAACATTATCGCTTGCAGCATCACCTAAAGTAAGAGTACCACCGTTGAATGTTGTAGTACCTGTAACAACAAGAGTTCCACCAACAGTAGTATTACCTGTAATAGCTAATGTACCACCAACAGTTGTGTTGCCAGTAACACCCAGTGTACCAGCAATTGTTGCATTAGCATCCACATCTAGTGTATCTATATGAGCAGTGCCATCAATAAATAAGTCTTTAAACTCTAATGAGCTAGTACCTAAGTCAATATCTGAGTCAGTAACAGGAACAATAGCTCCGTCTTGAATACGTATCTGTTCAACTGCTGAACCACTGACCTCAACAAAAAAGCCCCAACGGTTGTTACTGCTGTCAACTAAAATCTTGTTTAAGAAGTTTTGGTCACCGATAACTTCAATGTTACCACCTTCTCCTGACCCACCATCATGCTGGTGTCCTGTTGTACCGCTACTGGCATAAGCAAAGGCTGAAACTATTTTATTAAATTCAGTGTTAAAAAGAGCCGCTGTGATTGTATCTCCATCAGCAAAAGTACTCTGCCTAGTATAACTCGTACCTGCCATTTTTTATCTCCCTGTCGATGGCATATAATCAATATACATACCGTTTACTGAAAAAGGTGGGTTCTTATCGTCGGTGCGGATTCTAAAACTTACTGAGTATCCACCGCCTTGAACCGCTTGTCGAACTAGAGGATCGTTAGATGCCCCGAAAATAGTGTTGCTAAATTTTGATGTTCCAAAAATAGCGGGTGTTGGTACTGTTGTCATTGTATAGTCTAGTGGTTGAGGGACGGCATCGTCCTCATAGTCGTAGCGTACTCTCAGTACTGGCTCCGCTATACCTTCGGGACTAAAAGAAAGCTTAACGTAGCGCATGTTCTTACGTGTTCCAAAGTCTCCGAAGTCATAGTTAGGTGTTTTATAGGTTGCGCGTATATCGGCTTCAACATTTAAGTGTAAAAAAGAATTACCGACATCATGAGTATAAATATAACCTTCGCTATCTCCGTGAAATGTTTTTTCTGTTCCGTCTGAACTAAACCCCGAAGTAACTGCTCTTGCTTGTATTCCAAATGTTTCCGACCATGCAAAGCCGTTAGAAGTTAAAGAACCTATAATGCCTTTTGATTCTTTTGCAGCCTGTGTTAGCGTAGTGTAAAATAGCCTGTACTGTGATTTCTGACGCAATACAACGCTGTCTACAATTAGATTTGAAATATCACCTGCAACAGTCTCTACAATACTCTGTATCTGACGGCTGACTGAGCCTAACTCAACGTCACCAATACGTGCTGTACCTGCAATTGTCCGTACACCGTCAGGGCTTAAAAATATTAAGTCACCTGAAACTTCTTGAATAGTGTGGTTGTCTAGGCAACCTACGTTTTTAGTTATAGGCTGAACTGCAATAGTGCTGGAATTATTAATATTCGTAAGTTTATAGATACTGTTTTTACAAAATATTACAAGATCAGAACGGAAGCCACGTATACCAATTACCTTGTCGTCTAGTTTAACACTACCTGATCCACTGCTTGAAAAACTGACGATGTCATCAGTACCGCTATAAAAAATCGTGTTAGGATTATCGTTGTCTCCTGCAACTACTAAGTGTCTATCGTGTACTGTGCAAGTAGTAGGGCTAACAGTACCAGACACTGTTATTTCTTTAGCAAAGTATGTTCTATTGCTAAGAGCACCAGTGCCTGTCATTTTAAAATAGAAAGGCTTGTTGTTAGAAGACTCATCAACGACTACAAGTTCGCCGTATGTAGTATCTCCTTCATAGACAGTAAAGTTACACTGGCCCTGTGAAGTCCTAGCTAACGCTGAACGACCTGTAAAGGCTGTGTAGTTGTCTCCACCACTTGCAACACTTGCTTTGTTTATCTGAAGCCAAGTTGTTCCCTCTAAAGTGAAGTAGATGTTTGTACTTGAACAGGCTATTAAACCATCAGCATAGACAAACAAGCCTAAAATAGGGTTAGCGCCATCAGGATTATTAGCTCCAAATCTTGCAAAGCCATTAATCCTACGATAGCCTCCATCAGTATCAACCTCAAAGTTCTCTAGGCTGGTAGCTAATCCGGGCTGTGCTAACATTTCAAATTGATTTAAGTTGGTATTTAAACCACCTTTGCACGACAAACCAAAAGGTTGAGAACCCGGCATATTAAACGAATCTCATTCTGTCGTCTTTCATATAAACTGGAGTAGGCCCCATTAATACTAGTTTCATGTTCTTTAAGCCTTTCTTATAATCGTCATTTGAAAACGCAGCACCTTGAGAATTGTCTTTAAACTGATGTACATAGTAACGCGACCTGTTTAAAAGAACAGATGAGTACGAGTCAGGGAATACTAAAACATCTGAGTATGCTGAAAGGGCTGTTGGTTGTACATAGGCATAGAACCAGATTCTATATACTTTATCAGGAATAGGACTTAGGCCAAACTTACGACTGTCCGGGCTACGTATTACGCGAGAAGGAACGCCGTACTGTTGAGTATCTGAAGCATCTTGGTTCTGAGAAACCCTAAAGAAATCTTTCCACTCTTCAATAGTTGTAAATTTTATGTTACGGATAGTGTGCGGAGCCGATTCACCAGTAACGCCAACAGTTGTTAAAAGAAAATGATCCCAATCTATGTAACTATAATCTGTAGTAATAGAAGAACTTGCAGGTTTTAACTCATACCAACGAGTACCCGCAACTGTTTCTACATACGCATTACCATACATAAGGTCTGTAGCACCGCTTTCATCAGCAGCTAGAAAAGGCCACTGCGGTTCTTCATTAACGATATCAAAATATGCTCTATTAATAACATCTTTTACGTGCGTCTGTATTCCTACGGAACTAGAAAAAGAAGAACTTGTAAGCTCAACTTCATTTATTTCCCGTAAGATTTCATTAGCTAAAGTTAGAAAAGTTATTGCCATTATTTACTTCCCTGTTTTTGCCCTAGATTTCTTAGACAAGTCTTTTTTATGGAATAACTTCACGCTTGTTTTACCGTGTGTTTTCCCTGTGTGCAAAGAACCGTCAGGCATTTTATGAGTATTACCTTTGTACTCAGTACCATCCTTTTTAAAGTGCGGTACACCTTTCACTTAGAAGATACGCTGTTGTTCGTACCTGCTTTGGAAGAACACATTTTCTCCATTGCAGAAATACTAGCATTACCTTTAGACATCATCATACCGCCTTTCATTTTAGGAGTACGCATCTGCTCATCCATCATACTTTTATTCTTCATGTCCATAGGTGAAATATTAGTACCGTATCCACCGCCCATATAACCTTGTCTTTTATTCATGAGTCTTGCTCCGTTGAAAAAGTTTTACTAAGTGCTCTGTTACTTTTATGTTCAGAGCTTTTATTAAAAATCTTATCGTAGTTTTCTTGATACTTGGCTCTGTCAAAGCCCTTACGAAAGCGGCTTTCTTTAGATACAATCGCTTTCCTAAAAACTACAGGGTTATTTTCACTTCCAATGGTTGCCATATTCTGTACCTTTATAAATTAAAGGATCGGGGGCCTTTTACAGCCCCCTTACCAATTAGTCTACGCCGTAGAAGGCTGATACCATCGCGTCACCACGAAGTACCTTAGCGCCATATACATGAAGACCACGTACAATATCACCAAAGCTATCTGGGTCACGGATGACCTCAGTGCTAGTGATAGTCTGAGCAGTAGCAGTAGCTGACATGTGACCAGCAAGACACTTACCAGCAGCATTAGATGCAGCAGCAATGTTGTTAGTCTTATACATATCAAAGCCACGTAGCTTACCAGAGCTTACCAACCCATTACGGATTGAACCCTGTCCTGCATTGTAATCCACTGACAGAAGCTTAGAAGAGCTTTGTACTAGGATTTCATAGAACTCAGGAGATGCCAAGAACCAGCGACCTTCTTCAGGTACGTTCTGTTCGTCAAGAAGACGAGCCATACGAGAAAGAACATCAATAGGATCATGCTCTGAAGAGCCGAAACCGATATCCAAGTTACCAGTACCGTCGAAAGTACCAGCAGC